TCCACTTTTACCTAATGATAAAGTGGTAGCAGCTGAAACTTTAGATATGTCTTTTAAAACTTCTCTTTCATTTAAAACTACTCCTAATCTAGTTGATGAAATTTTAGCTTGTGCTAACACTTCACCTGTAATAGTTTCCATTTCTTTACCCGTAGTAGCAGAAAGTTTAAATATGCCTGCTAATTCTTCATTAGTAAATCCAGCAGCTTCTCGTAATTTAGTCATTGTAGTTAACTGTTCATCAGTTAACATAACTGAAGTACCTAACTCTTTATTAATAGCCATTTGGCTTTTTGCTAGCCCTTGTGTGGTAACAAATATAGAATTACTAGTATTAGCTATACTATTAAGTTGGTTTCCCATTTGTACCGATTCTTGGTACGTAACATTCATACTTTTAGCTAAATCACCTGCTACTTTATCAGCTTTAAGCATAGCAGCTAAAAATTGTAAAAGTATAAAGTTTTTAAGAAATTTTTGAAGTGCTGTAAAGGCTGCTGTTAAAGGAGAAACAGAAGTAGCTACCCCATCTTTAAATTTATTAGATAATATAGCTAATGAAGCAGTACCTGTAGTGCCTTTTAAACTTTCTTGAACTTCTTTAGGAAGACCTTTAATAAAGTCTTTACTCATTCCTTTAGTACCTTCAGCATCTCCTGCTCTATAGGCTTTAATTTTATCATTTAAAGAAGCTGCTTGGTCTACTCCTAAACCTTTAATTTTTTCTCCTTTTTTTCCTCCAATACCTCCAGCTCCTAGATTTTCTTGAAGAACTAAAGCCTCTCGATATGATTCAGCTGCTTGGTCAAATCCAGGGAGGAGGTTTCGTAATCCTGGGATTACATTAATTATTTTCTTTAAAGTATCAAATATAGATAGAAACCCATCATTAGCGATAGCTTTACTAGTTGATTCTACAGCATTTAATTCTCCAACTAATTTTTTAGCAGCATTAACTTGTAATAAAATACTATCTTGAATAGCTTTATTTATTTTAACATCTTCCGAGTATGTTTGTTGAGCGGCTTTTTGTAAAAAGTCAATATTTTTTTGGACTTTTAATCTATCTTTTTGGACTTTTTCAATTAGTTTTTGAGAACCTAATTCACTAGCTGTAACAGACTGGATAGAACGGGCTATACCTAAAGTTTGGTTATTAACCTTATTAAGTTCTCTTTGTTGAGCAAGGTTTTTTAGTCTACCGTCATTTTGTTTATTAGCTATATTTAATTGATCACGAAGAATATCATTTTCATTAGATATTTCATCAACAACTTGACCCTCAAACACTACTCTTTGTTGCGCAAGACGATTTAATGCTTCAAGTGTACTAACTTGAGCATCATATATTTCGTTTTGTCTTCTAATTTCGTTTTCGTTATCGGCCATGCGTGATTATTTGTTATAAATATTGAGGGCGTCAATTCTTTGACGCCCCCGTATTATAAGAAGTTTTAGGTTTTACACCTTTAAGGAATTCTGGGGATTTTACTTTACCATCAGTACCTACTAGAGTTTGAGAACCACCATTTTTAGCTTCTTCCATTTGTTTCTTTTCTTCTTCATAAAAATCTTTTATTTGTTTAAAAGTAAATTTACGAAGCCAAATAGGCATATTATAGATAGTTTCCCAATCATACCCACCTTTACCATGAAATATGATTTGGTGGATTTGGGTAAATAGATTTAACCTAAATTCAGGAGCTATATCAAGCGTCAGGCCAAAAAAAGTTAAGCCCAATAGGGATCGTGACCTCCTCACCACTATCTAAAACATATGTCATATCTACATCAGGTTGAGTTTCTCTCATATGCTCTCTTAAAGCACGAGAATCTTTAGCTAATAAGTAGTTATCAACAAATTCACGGATAGTTTTAGTATCTTCATCACCGCCAACTGATGTAATCATGTATTTCATACGAGTAGATAATTCAGCTGAACTCATTTTGTCTAGTCGTTTAAGACCGGCTAGTTCACGATCAATCTTTTTCTCATCATGACCTGTTAACATTTTATATGTAATAGGTGTGTTTGTAGAAGGAAGTGTAAAATGGAACTCATTTACACCTTGGGTGATTGAATCCTCGTCAAAAGGACGTGGATCTAACGTGGAAAGATCAACAGTATATTCCATACCATTATACTCGAAAGGGTAATCTTTACCATAGCCTAAAATGCGGGCTGCCATAAAAAGGGCATTTTTATCTCCTACAATTAGGTCATCGTAATTAATGTTTTTGTCTACAATAAGAGATTGTAATAATTTATCTAACACAATTCCTTTTTGGATATAAGCTTGGTTAGAAAGGATATCTTCTTCTTTAGCAGTCATGTATTTCATTTCTACTTCTCCCGATGAAAGAGGATTATCCTTTGGGTAGATTAACCCTTTTGAAGGTAGTTCTACTACTTCAGTTGGGAACTTAAATTCACTCATAATTTTTATTTGTTATAACGTTTATCGTGTATACATATGAATATAAAAAAGAGCCTGACCGAAGCCAAGCTCTATTTATAGAAATGTTGAATTTCTTTTAGAAGTTCAAGATACAGTAATCTGGTTGTACTGTCATCGTTAGGTTAACAGCAGTATTTTCTGTATCCCAACCGTACTCACCGAAATTAGATTCGGTAATCATAGCACCTTTGATAATCCATTCAGAAACTACATCACCTACAGGGCCCAATACGTTAAACGTTAAATCTTTCTTGTAGAAATCTGAGTAACCATCTCTACCAGTTACAGATTCATGGTGTAGTCTTACCCACTCCATTACTGCTTGAGCACCAGAAGGAGTAATTGGGTCAAATAATGTAAACTGAATTGTATTCCAGGTTGTTTTACCCTTAACGAAACGTTGTACGTTAATATGGTTAAGAGCTACTGAACCTTGAGTTAAACTTACAGCACCTACACCTTTTACGATGTATGCTGGGAATCCATCCATGTACATGATGAACCTGTTCGCTTGTTTTGGTTCAAACGCTGTGAAAAATATTTCGTTAGGATCTAATACTGCCATTTTTATTTATTTTATTCTAATTATAAATATTTACTTTTTTAACTTTTATGATGGGAAAGTTGCTCCCGTTGGTAATACATTAAAGTCTAAGTAAATAAATTCAGCCGTTCTGGTTGGTTGTAAGTAAATAGCACCTACTAATTGATTTCTATCAATTACATCTGGGGTATTGTTACTATCATCCATTACTACTTTAAACGCATATAGACCTTGTCTTTGTTGTACACTTTCTAAGTATGGGTTTACTGCTGCTAAGAAATTATTTCTTGTAGCTGCTGTATTTTGTTCAAACACTAATGTTTGAGCAACTTGTCCAATGTAAGATTTAAGAGCAATTAACAATCTTCTAACATTTACTCTATCTAAAGCACTTGCTTGACGTTGTAATGTTTTTTGACCATATACTACAACACCTGTTCCAGGGAAAGTAGCTATTGGGTTAATATTTTCTTCGTATAAAGCATCTCTACTAGCAGCTGGTAATTGTCTTTCAGCGCGGACTACGTTAGTTAATCCTCCTCTGTTGATACCCGCTGGGGCAAACCATGGCTCGCTTACACTGTCGTTATATGCGTAAACTCCCCCGATCATTGTTGAGGCTGGAACCCATACTCTATCACCTAAATCAGGATCAATTATTTGTAACCAAGGCCAGTACATAGTAGCGTATGAAGTATTTCTTGAAGCAGCTTCAGTAGTAGTTGCTGTAATATTACTAGCATAAGGTACCGGATCAATTACTAAAATATTATCTCCTCTTTGTTGAGTATTATTAATTGCTGTAGTAATTTGAGAAGTATGAGTATCGTTAGTTAATCCTGGGAGGAAGTAAGAGTTAAATTGGTAATTATCTTGGTTAGATAATAAGTTTAACATATTTGTATAATCACTTCCTACTAGACCTTGTGAATCATTGGCATCAATATATTGATACATATTCATTGTTCTAGTTGAAGGAACTACGTTACCTACACCACCAGCAAATGAACCATTATACGAACCTGATCCTACTATTGGGATAGATCCTGTATATTGATCTTTAGCATTTCCTGCATTATCTAAATAATTTGGAGTTAATTTATTTACTGATTTTACTCTTATATATCTAGAAGCATTAGGATAAGAACCTGATACTTGTAAATAATTACCATTTGATTGGTAATTGTATTTTTCGTCACCAATTACTTTAGTGATAAAGTTATCTTGGGTTGGGTCTAATGATAAATTATTCCAAGATTCTAATACTACTTTATTATTTTGAGTATCATTACCTCTTCTAACTAATAATGAGAAAGTACCTGATGAGGTGTTTGCTGTTGAAATTTCCCATCTAATGTTATCGGATGAACCAGATTCCATTGCTGCTTGAGAAAGTACTGAACCTGTATTATTCCAGATAACACCTTTATCAATAGCTTCTAATTCAAATGAAATTAAATTTACAATATCATCAGCTGTTAAAGTAATTGTTAAATCAGCTGTTGGGTTACCTATTAATGCTTTTGCTACTACTACAGTATCTCCTATTACATATCCTGCCCCAGCTACGTTAACTTCTACTTCTACTGGTTCTATAAGTAAATCACCAGCAACTAATGTAAAGTCTACTATGCCTGAATTTTGTATCATGGAAGCTGAAACTGTTACTATTAGATTTCCCTGTGCACCTGTGAATCCAGCTGCAATTAAATCTATCTTATCAATTTGAATTTCATCACCTACAGCGTATCCAGTACCAATTGAAGCTACTACTACGGTTGAAATGGCACTTACACCATCACCTGTTATAGTAAATGTTGCTCCTGTACCTGTACCTGTAGATGTAGTTTGAGCTACTACGGTTGGGGTATTATAAGTGCCTATTGTTGGTAATGATGAATCTGATGTAACATCATCTGCGTTTATTAACTGTCCTGTTCCTAAAGCACCTGCTGGGATTGATAAAGTATCAGTTGCTTCATATCCTAAACCTGGGGTTGTTACTGTAATACTTGTAACTGTAGGGGCAGTATTTCCTGTTACTACTACTGTAGCTAGAGCACCGGTTCCGTTACCACTAGTATTAAAAGAAACTCCTGTATAAGTACCAGCTCCTGCAATGGTTGTATTAGTATCAATTGATGGAAGTAGAGCATCAGCATCCGTAAGTAATTTACCATTTGCACTTGAAGTTTCAACGTCTAATGTTATACCTGTTCCATTTCCACTAGTAGTAGTTGCTACACTATTAGCTACAAATGCTGTACCACCTACACCACCTGAAGTAATAGAGTTAAGTAGATTTGTGTTTGTAACAACGTTTCCTGTTTCCTCACCGTCAACACTAGCTGATGCGTAATTCCAAGTTGATGGATTATTTACTACTCTAGTTACTAATAAAGTGTTACCACCATTGTTAAAATAGTTGTAAGCTGCGATTGAAGTAAAGAAAGTATAATCTAAACTACCACTTTCAAAAGTTGTTCCGAATCTGTTTTGGTAATCACTATAAGATGTAACAACTGTAGGTTGTTCTACTGGTCCTTTAACTGTAGGACCAACAATAGCAGCTCCTACTTGAACAGGTTGCTGCGTAATAAATGACTGGTCATTCTCTCTTGCTAATACACCGGGTGATATTAATGTTTCTGCCATTGTAATGAGATTATTATTTTGTTATAAATATTCAAGAGAGAATCAAAAATTAATCTATTTTTGTAAATTCTCCTGTTTCTATGTTGATGTTTCCATCTCCATACTTTTGTTGAAGATCTTCACCAAATTTTTGACTTTTGGTTTGTAATTTAATAATTTCTTGTCTTAAATTATCTTTTTGCAATTGTAAAGTTTGGATTTGGTATTCAATACTACCTAACTGGTCTACTAGATTTAATTCTGTTTGTTGGATTTCTTTAATAGTATCTAGTTCTTGTTTTTCTAATAACACTTTTTCCATGTTTATAAATATTATATTATTTTTTATTATTTAATAGTTTTTTAACCTCTGTAAATACTTTTCCTGGGGTGATTGATTTTTGACATATAAACTGTTTATCGGTTCCTTTCCAAATAGGACACCATTCCCAATCACTAGCATCAAATGTAAAATTGGGATTAGTCCAACAAGGAGAACATGAATTTTCTACAGCAAGTCTAGTTACTTTAGAAGTAAATTCATGACCTTTTTCAACAAAACCATTTATCATTACTGTATGTTTATTTAAAGCCCAATTAAACCAAGATAAACCTGAACCTAATCCTATAAACATATCAGCGTGTAATAAATAATTAGCAATTTTGTCAAAAGGTTGATTCCAAGAATTTATTACATTAGGTAAATCACTTTGATCTTTAGTTAACGCTACTACTTGGTATCCTGATTGGGTTAATAATTTAATTAAAGAAATCCAATAAGCTTTAGGCCATTCTTTACAACCAGAGGTAGCTTGAGGTCCTATAACTATATATTTGTTTTTAATTGGACGTGATTGTTTTTTAAAATTAATGCCTAAATTTAATTCTTTATATTCTAGACCTAAAATATCAGTTGCAGTTTGTTGGAGTGGGATTGTATTACATTGATTTGGATGGGCTTCAAAGTTTTTCCATCCACCATTATTGTCTCTAAACCAGCCTATTTTATAACTAGCAGTTAAACCACTAATATTAGAGCCTGGGGTGGTAAATTCAATATTTTTATATGCTTCTAAATCTTTAAACCAATCGTTATGGAATGTAGATAAAACTACTTTACAATTATATTTTTTGGCAAATTCTACAGCGTATGGTGTCCATGCTAAAGTATCACCTATAGATTTAGATTCTAAAGAAATTAAAACCTTTCCTTTTTCTAAATTTAATGTATTTACTATTTTACCATTAACTTTAATAATCCATGGAATATAATAATTTTTAGAACAGGTAGTCCACATATTATTATTAATAGTTGTACTATTAATAAATTCAATAAAATATTCTTGTTCTATATCCCCTTTAACTTCAACTTTAGGACCATCTAAATAGGAAATTAAAATTTTGTTAGGTTTAGGAGTGTAATTAACCATAAAATCCTGAAGAGTGTCTCTACCAATTTGAGCTACTTTATCCCAATTAAAATCACGATGGATAATTTTTGCTTCTTCTATAGCTCGTTTTTTATGATCTGTGTAATTTTCAAAAGCATCACGCATTACACGAGCTAAGTCTTCATAGTCGGGTTCATAATAATTACCTGGGATGTGTTTGTCTTCTAAATTAATACCAAAATTAGAATAATTATTCCCTTGGGTTGATTTTTCTCCTATAATTTTTACAGGTAAACCTTTACCTGAAGCAAATTCGGTTTGGCCTGAACAATCTGAGTAAATAGAAGGAGTACCACAAGCCATAGCTTCAATTAAAGGTAAATTCCATCCTTCACTACGAGCACAAGATAAAAATACATGACCATTTTTTAAGTAAGTAATATAATCTTCTCGTGAGGGAAAGTGTTTAATTTTTAATCGTGGGTCTGAAATGTTAAATTTTTCTAGTCTTTCTTGTGTTGTTTTACATCCATCTAAAGGTTCACCCCAAGGGTTATCAATAGATAAAATTAAATCTACAGGCTCATTTAGGTCAAATTCCTTAAGGAAAGTTTCAATGATTTCTTTAGTAGATTTTCTATAATCCCAACGTCCAAAATGAATAAATTTAAATCTACCATCTACATAATCTAATGTTGTTTGGGGGTCTTCTGGGTAGAAAGTTTTAGTATCTACTCCCTCAGGTACTACTTTTACCTTAGCAGGATCTGCTCCCTGGTCTATTGTACATTGAGCTTGCCATTTAGAAGGAACCCACATTTGGTCAAAAGTTTTCCACTGTTCAAAAAACCCTTTAGGTTGTACTGTAGATTCCCATACATTATAACCAATTTTAGGACCATTATAACCTTCATAAAAATAATAATGATTGGTTTCACTTAAAATTAAATTAACATTATGGTTAAAGTCTTGCCCATAATTTGGATAAATTTTAGATTCAAACCTATTTTGTTCATTACCATCATATAATAAAGTTTGTTGATGGAGAATATTTTTATCTGTATCTATGATGTAAGGTTCTTTATTATGTGGTTCATCTGTAGAACCATCCCAATATTTACCAACAGTATAGTTTCTAACTTTAATGTCTAAATATTTAGATAAATGCCTAAAAAATTCTCGTGTATGATTATTATACCCTGTGGTACCTATGTAAGAGGCATGGGCAAAAACCTTTGGTTGTTTCATATATAACTTTATAATTTTAGTTGTAACTAAATGTATGGAGGGGGGACTAGCCCCCCTACCTACTTTTTATTTTTCGTTAATCTTTTTTTCTAAAATTTCTATTTTAGCATTCAGTTCTTTAACTGATTCGATTAACACTGCTACTAATTTATCGTATTTAACAGCTTTGTATCCTGTTTTTGCTCTAGTTTCTACTAATTCTGGGAATACAGCTTCAACTTCTTGAGCAATTACACCCACATCAGCTCCTTCATTAGCATGGATTTCTTTGTTTTTATTTTCTTCGAATTCTAACCAATCAAAAGTAACACCGTTTAACATACTTACTTTTTCTAAAGCATTTGGTATGTTTACTATGTTTGTTTTTAATCTTCTATCTGAAGAGTAATAAGCAATAACGTCATTAGTTGCTCTAATTAATCCATCTGTTGTAGTTGATGTAGTAGCACCAACGATTAAACCACCGCCATCAATATAGGTATAACCACTGTCCCATTGTTGTACTAAAGTACCATCATTTCCCTTAATTTGAGTTTGAAGTCCATTATTATCTTTATTTATTTCAAGGGTACTACCATTCATTCCAATAGAAACACCACTTCCTCCGAATGTAAGTTTAGTACCATCAAATGTTAAATTACTCTCACCGTTTAACCCTACACCGCCTGTAGAAGTTACTATTCTATTATTAAGAGCATTAGTAATAGTTGTAGTACCTGATGAACCTGAGGTACCTGAACTACCTGAAGTACCATTGTTACCATTGTTACCAGAGTTACCAGATGAACCTGATGTACCTGAGCTACCTGAAGTACCATTGTTACCATTGTTACCAGAGTTACCTGATGAGCCTGAAGTACCTGAAGAACCTGAACTACCTGAGGTACCGTTGTTACCATTGTTTCCTGAATTTCCTGATGAACCTGAGGTACCTGAAGAACCAGATGAGCCTGAGGTACCTGAGTTACCAGAGTTACCTGAAGATCCTGAGGTACCTGATGAACCTGAAGTCCCTGAATTACCTGAATTACCTGATGAGCCTGAAGTCCCTGAAGAACCAGATGAGCCTGAGGTACCTGAGTTACCAGAGTTACCTGATGAACCTGAGGTACCTGAACTACCTGAGGTACCGTTGTTACCATTGTTTCCTGAATTTCCTGATGAACCTGAGGTACCTGAAGAACCAGATGAGCCTGAGGTACCTGAGTTACCAGAGTTACCTGATGAACCTGAGGTACCTGAACTACCTGAGGTACCGTTGTTACCATTGTTTCCTGAATTTCCTGA